CAATTTGTTTGATTGAATTTCCGAAGTATGCGTAAGAAATTACCGCCAAACTCCAAAAAAGTATAATCATTTGGACAAGGTTGGATAATACAGAAGGACTTTCTTTTTCTTCCTTCTCTTCTATTTCTGGGTCGGTTTTCGGGTCTTGAGTTGCCATAATCTTAGTGATATACTATAAATATAAGGATTGAGGCCAAGTTTGGCAAATAGCGGTAGAGTAGAAGTAGACACTACATACAAATGGTAAAAATTTTAAAACCTATTCTTCTCGTATTTATCAAGTCCAAAGCAATGAAAAGATTAATTGTGGACCTGTTAAAAGCAATCGCCAAGCAGACAGACAACTCAATAGACGATCAAGCAGTTGCTTTTATTGAGTCCAGAATGTTCCCAGGTTCTACCACAAATCTTCAATGATATGAAGAACGATGGCTTCATAAAATTTATCTCAACTCCTCTGCCAATGGAGACACAGTTAGCAGTTGAATTAAGATGCAGAGAAGTCATGGGCTGTGATGATATAGATAAGTTGAAGGCTTTTTGCATAGATATGATGAAGAACCATGCAAGAACTGAAATTGTGTTGTCTAACGCAATGATGCGTATGTTAGAGCTTGAAGCAAAATTAGCTGTGCTACAAACACCACCAATTAAAAATAAACTATTTTACAAATTTCGTTTATTTATAGAAAAAGTAAAGCTTATAAGACAGATAAGACAGCACCAAAAAAATCATTCGCAACGAGCGTAGGCTGCCTGTTGCTTGGAAACTGTCATCTCAGGATACTGGATCGTTTCCCATCTATGTCCACATCCATAGCATTCTCTTCTACGGATGATTATAAATTTTGAGTTTCTGTCAGATCGGACAACCTTCTGATCGCTGTAGGTCTTACAGCCTGGGCACTCGACCCATGTTATTCTTTTCATCTTTACTTGTTGTAGATTGTTTTTAAATAAGCAGTTTCAATAGCATTTCTTTGTTTTTCATATTCTCTGTTTGGCATATTTTCAAACAGGTATCTATCGGACAAATCGGCTAGTGCTTGGTGATACTGCTTTTCTGTCATTGGAACAGTGTTTAAATAATGTCTTTTTCTGTAATATCGACCCAGTGAAACCAGTCAATAGTAGACTTTAGGATACAATCTCCAAAATCTTTCTCCTCGTATCTGAAGGTTCTTTTCAAATCTGGATCGTAATGGACTTGTCCTATGTAAGGACTTTTTGGGAAAGCAATCCCTAGTGATGATCGAAAATAGATAGACATAATAGTTGTTTTAATCTTTCTGCTTTCTTCCGTCAATTCGTCTTTGTACAGATTCTCTCCACATCAACTCATCTTTGGCTTCAGCAATTTTATATTCTGAGCTAGTAAATTCACGTTGTAAAGCCTCATACGCTACTTTCCTAACCCATGCAGTACCACGCATACCCTCTTTGTCAGCTACCTTTTCTATAAGTTCTGCTCTATTTGGGTCGATTAGTACCTGATAATAGCTTTTGTTTCCGTGTTTGAGAGCCATTTACAATGTTGTTCTTGTACTACTCTACCACCAAATTGGCAAATCGGCTTTCTCAAGTTGCTTTTCCACATACTTTTTTCTAGCTTCTCTGCGTTTTTTAGTCTTTCCCTCACGGACTTCTCTAGCTTTTTTGAGAAAATCAATGATACTACCCAGATCTCTGGTGGTTGCTTTTGGAATCTCTTTGTATAGATCCTTCATTAGATCTGCTCGAATATTCTTCTGCATAGGCAACAGGCATTACCTCCATTAGGGTCTTGTAGTATTTTACTCCAAGCTGTTTATTATGCTTGGAGATATACCAACCATGTTCATTTTTGCAAATACCAATCATTTGTTCAGTCTCCTTCGTTTGTTAGTTTTAGTAGAAACGCTTTTAGAGGGTTTTCTAGTTTTTGGAGTTGGAGTGCTTTGTGGTTTTATGGATGTCAGATGCCACCCATTACCTTTTGGGCAAGCATAGACATAAGAATGGTTTTTACCCCTTTTTCTCATGTCTGCTGCTTCTTTCTTGGCCTCTTGTTGGGTGCGGTAACTAATCTTATTGCATTTGTAACAATGCCCTAAGACTGATAAACCCCTCTTTTCCATGAAATCTCCCAACTTATGAAGTGGGAGTCTATTCATTTAGGTTTTGTCCATTCTGAAATAAGTTTTCTTAATTCTGCTATACGCTTTTGAGCAGCTTCAATCTTTTGTTCTTTTGTCATAATCTTATATTTCCTGGTACATGTGTAATTTGTCCACTCCAAGTGGTTGTCCAATACTTATTCTTGTATTCTTCCCAAGTAATATCAGGATCTATCTTACGATATTTCCATATCCACTTACCTTCTTTTTGTTCTTTGGTCAATGAACTTCGCTCCACTTGTCGCCAATAGATACTTCAGCTAATGCAGGAACATCTCCTAGCCATTTTGCTTCCGCTTTTTCCATTGTAGTTTTAAGAATCTCAGCCCACTCATCTGCTAAATCTTCCTTAACAAGAAGAATCAATTCATCGTGAACGGCTGCTGCAATCCTTACTTTATCTTCGCCTGTTTCTTTGACTTTGCCCCATAAATTACCCAATGCACACTTTAGTATTGCAGCACCAGCACCTTGAATTGGTGTATTGCATCTAACAGTAGTTCTATTAAGATCACCTTTCAAAAATCTACGCATATTAGATACTGGAACTCTAGTCTCAGGCCACTCATCTCCTTCGGTGGACCGTGAAAGATAATTCATCTCTCTTTGCCAATCTCGAATACCGCTATATGTAGTGAGCCAGTTATCACGAATCTTTACAGCTTCATCATTAGACATGATGACACCACTGCTTCCAGCATACTTTCGTAAACCTTCAGCACCAGCACCATATAGCAAACCGAAATTAGCGGACTTGGCAATCTGTCTGTCACATCCCATCTGTTCAGCCGTATAGTCATGTAAATCTTCACCACGTTGAAATGCAGCAGTCATGTTCTTGTCTTTAGCCAATGCAGCAGCAAGACGTAACTCCATCTGCGAAAAGTCAGCGTCAACAATCTTCCAACCCTGGGGAGCTTGCACACATTGTCTGAACTCTGAATCTCTTGGTATCTGCTGATTGTTTGGCTTGATACTGGACATTCTTCCTGTATCTGCCCCAAGTTGCATATATGATGCTCTGACAAATCCATCATCTGACATCTTATCCTGTATGCTTTCTATCATCTGTCTACGTTTCTCTCTACGTTTCCAAGTTATAAGTGTTTGGATCGTAGGAGAATCAGCAGCACAATTCTTTAAAGCATCTTTAGCAACACTAGGCTTACCATCATTGTTTACTGGTGTATAACCAAGAACTAACTCAAGTTTTTCTAATAATTGCTTAGAACTCTTGATATTGAATCCTGCATACTTTTTAGTGCCTAGTCTTTTTGATCCTTGGTCTTTCGCACGAAGGTTGAATGAGCCATCCTCATTTCTAGGTAGCTTTTTTCCAAGTGGTAAGTCATTATCAAGTTCTCTGATAAATTCATTACCCAACTCTTTAATGTCATCTTCATAATCAATACGACATTGTTCTAACTCTTCTCTATTCCAAGGTAACCCAACTCTCCACATCTGTGCCATAGCTGGAAGTGCTCTACACTCCAATGTATAAGCTCTATCCAACTGTGCATTTCTTATCTTTCTGTCCAATACCTGATCTAGTTCAAGTAGTACTTCAATATCCTTTGCAGCATATATTAGCTGTTCTTTGGATAGATACTCAGCACCCCAATCAGACTTCTGTTGTTCCTTAGATATATTCATATCAAGTTGTCTTTTAGCTAGTGCATCAAGACCATGTTTAGTCTGTGGAATACCGTTAGTAAGAAGTCTGCTGGCTAACATACTGCAACGCACAAATCCTTCTGGATATATGCCATGTTCCTGTAACCAGCCAAGATCAAATACTGCGTTATGTGCCAGCCAATATCTATTGGTACTACTGAAAAACTCTTCTAAATAGTTCCAATCACTACGCTCCAACTCAAAACAGTCAATAACTACTATGGTTCGAGAAGAAAAAGACCCCAACTGAATCAGTCGGAGCTTGCCTTCTTCTGGTTGTAACTGTAGTGTTTCTGTATCAAACGCAAGACTGTGAGCAGTCTGCAATCTTTTTAATTCTGATATTCCGTAATAAACAGAATATTCTTGTTTAGTAATTGTTGAGGTCATGGGAGAACCTTAATTAAGTGCTCTACTACTGTAGCACATTTGTCAACTGTTGTAATGCTTTCGTATGTAATCGGGAACTTCGTTATGATAGCCGTTACGATCTAACTCTTGGACTAATGCGACCCACTGTGGTCTATATGCTTCAGTTATCTCTTTGTAAGTTTGTGCAAGATAAATACGTCTAGCAGTTTGAAAATCCATACCATTATTATTCGGTAAATATGTTTTTAAGAAATGAGCTAAATTATGGTTTTTATCTTTTTTAGCTCTATGGTATTTATTCTTCTTATGCCATCTAAATATGTAATTTAAAAGATAAGTTATTTTATCAGGATCTATCTTGGAACGATATATTTTAGACTCTCTTTCTGGAGTTTTATCTTTCCAATTTAAAGGAGGATAACTCTCTGTTGGTAAATGCTTTACAGGTGCATTTAATTTAGCTGGAATTGTAATTTCTACTACAGGATCAGCAGTAACTAACGCAGCTTCTTTTACCTCTGCTGCATCATTTTTTGCGTGTATAGCCTGTAATTGTTCTTTAGCTAAAGGCTTTATATTATGTTCTCTATTAATATGTGCAAGTTGATCTTTAGTAAGATTTAAAACACATTTAATAAGTACATCATTTTTCTCCTCTTGAAATACAACACTTACAGTATTGTCTTTTTCAATAACTTTATGTACTTCGCCTGATTGAACATCAATAGTAGATTTTTTAGTTACTACTTCCTCTTCTTTAAATTCCATATATGGATTCGTTAGTTTTAATATTGTAGTAATGTAGTACTATCTTGTCCAGAGATCTAGCTTCTTTTGTAAAGTTTTAACACTAAGCTGTGTGCATATAGAAACATCAAGTCCATATTTAACTGCCTGTAGAACTTGACTATGAAAATGCTCTTTATCAAAATAATCAACCTGATTTACTTTCTCAACTTTTTTCCTTGTGTGGTCATATTCTGTGTATCGCACAGTGGCTAACGGACTATCATCGGCAGGGTATTTCTCTTCGTAGATAGTGACATTGATTGTTTTGTTGTTCAAGGATTAATTCTCCCAAAATTTTTGGTTTTCCTCTATATACCCAGAGGACTCGGTGTATAAACCTTGTTCCGTTCCATTGGAAGGGTTTTCAAGAACAATCGGTTTTGTATTAACCTCTTCATTGTATAAACCTACATCATCTTCAGAGGTTTTTACAAAATTAGGGTTTTTACAAATATCATTGTTATTCAAATCCGTTCCTATAACTACATTATTAGGTTTATACACATCGTTTCGGGGTATATCACGCGTGAGAGAACTAAAAGACTTTGGTAATTCCTTTCCAACAGCTTTATAAAATTTAGATGGTCTACCTCCTCTACTTTTAGTTTTTGGAACGTCAACTTCTTCAATTAACTTTTG